ATGAGCGCCTACAAACCCACACCCACCCAACGCGAGTTCATGCTCGACCAGAGCTACGTGCGGGTCTTGGCCGGCCCAGTCGGTGGCGGCAAATCTGTGACCTGTGTGCACGAACTTGTCAGGCTGGCATGTGGCCAAGCCCCCAACGTCAAGGGGGTTCGCAAGACTCGGGCGGTGATCGTGCGTAACACGGCCGACCAGCTGGCGCTGACCACGAGAAAGACGGTGTTCGACTGGCTGCCGCCAGGCGAGGCCGGTGTGTGGAAGGCCGTGGAGAAGACGTTCACCCTGATCGCTGGGCTGCCTGACGGTACCAAGGTGGAGTCCGAGTGGCTGTTCATCGCCTTGGATACCCCGGACGACGTGCGTAAGGCGCTGTCGCTGGAGACGACATTCCTGTGGGGTAACGAGAGCCGAGAGTTGCACAGCGAGGTTGTCGATGGCCTGCTCGGTCGTCTGAACCGGTACCCCAGCCCCAAGGACGGTGGGCCCACCCGCTCGTGCGCGCTGTTCGATACCAACATGCCCGATGAGGACACTTGGTGGCACGACAAGATGGAAGAGCCGCCGAGCAACTGGAGCATCCACAAACAGCCGCCGGCTATCCTGACCAAGGACGCCTGGGTCGAGCGCTTCGGCGACAAGCTCGTGAGCGTGGATACCATGCAAGGCCCGCTGGTCATCGACCCCGAGGAGCCCCAGCTGGACAAGGACGGCAACGAGTGGCTGGTTAACTTCGAGGCCGACAACGCCAAGGTGCTCAACCCGAACTACTACCCCAACTTGATCCCGGGCAAGACCGAGGACTGGCTACGTGTGTATCTGCGCTCCGAGTACGGCCGATCGCTTTCGGGCACCCCGGTGTACGACAAGACGTTCGTACCAGATTTCCATGTGGCTCAGGGGGAGCTGCGGCCCATCCGCGGAGAGGACTACACCATCGTGATCGGGGTGGACTTCGGCCGCACGCCATCAGCCGTGTTCAAGCAGCGTGACCCGCGGGGGCGCGTGCTGACCCTGGGGGAGATTACCTCGGAGAACATGGGCATCGAGACTTTCATCACGACCAAGCTGCAGCCGTACATCGCCAACAACTTCCAGGGGTGCACCTTCGTGTGCGCGCCAGACCCGGCCGGCTTCATGAAGCAGCAGCTCAACGAGCTCACGCTGGTCGACGCGCTCAAGCGCGCTGGGTTCCGGTGCGTCAAGCCGCCGTCCAACAAGCCCGAGTTGCGCATCCAGGCCGTCGAGCGCCTGCTCATGCAGCAGGTCGAGGGCAAGGCCATGTACCTCATCGACCCGAAGTGCTCGATGCTCATCCGCGGCTTTAAGTCCGGGTACCGGTACAAAATCAAGCGCAGCGGCGAGATGGAAGACAAGCCCGACAAGAACGAGTACTCCCACGTGCACGATGCCAACCAGTACGCGGACTCGGTGATAGACATGAACGTGCGAGGCGTGGGCTTGGACTCGGCGAACAAACGCCGGGAAGTCAAGCCGGCGCCGTACCGCTACACTTGACCGCGCCCTCTGCGGGGGTACAATCTGCGAATCAAACAGCGGGGAGTCCCACGTGAGCAACATGACGACCAACTACCTCAACCCCCGAACAGGGTGGTTTGAGCAGGCGCACGGCGCTGCAGGCGTGATGCTATTCGAGCCGTCGAGCCGAGCGTTCAACGAGGGCCGGCAGTATTTCACGTTCCGTGATTTGAGCATTGCTCAGGGCGCCACACTGGTCATCAAGGTGGTCCTCACGTCGAACACCATCATGCGCGACTTTTTTGTCGACATGGTCACATCTGACACCACAGTGGAGATTGTTAGTGGCGGCACCGAGGGCGGTACGTTCAATTCGGCGTTGACAATCCAGCGCACGAACAACATAAGCACAGTGCCGGCAAGAGCCTCGACCACCACAATGACATCAGGTGGCACACTCACCGGGGGCACCACGCTGGACAAGTTCTTGCTTTACGCTGGCAACAACGAAAATCAATCAACTCGGCAGCATGGTGGGGAGGAGTTCCCTACTGGGTTTCCAGCTGGCACGTACTACGTCCGCATCGTTAACATCGGCAACACAACCGCAACAGGTCTCTTCAAGGCTCGCTGGAGCGAAGACGCATAAAGGCACAACATGGCAACAGGAATCGCACTCATCCCCGTCGCTCGCGCATCGGACCTCGAGGCTCAAGCAAAACGTCGCAACGACGAGATGCAGGCCAAGCCGGTCATCCAAGGCCTCGCCGCTCACGTGCGCTCGCGATGGGAGACTGCCAAAGACGGCAAGCGAGACCTCGAGGAGCGGATGCTCCAAGGCCTGCGTCAGCGCAACGGTGAGTACGATCCCGAGATGCTGGCGGACATCAAGCGCCAAGGCGGCTCCGAGATTTACATCCAGCTGACCTCGGTCAAGTCCCGTGCGGCCACGAGTTGGTTGCGCGACACGCTGACTGGCCAAGGCATGGACAAGGCCTGGGGCATCGACCCAACGCCGGAAGCCACGCTGCCCGACAACGTGGTGCAAGGCCTGCAGCAAGAAATGGCTCAAGAGCTGCAGATGCTCATGGAGCAAGGACAGCAGACGCCCACACCTGAGCAGTTGCGCGAGATCGCCAGCCGGATGAAAGACGCGGCCATGCGTCGTATCCAGGAAGAGGCCACCGTGCGCGTCGAGCGCATGGAGCGCAAGATGGAAGACCAGCTGGCCGAAGGCGGCTGGACCAAAGCGCTCAACGAGTTCATCGAAGACATCGTCACCTTCCCGTACGCCGTGCTCAAGGGCCCGGTCAAGCGCAAGCGCAAGACGATGAAGTGGAACAACGGCACGCTCGAGCCAGTCGAGCAGATTCGCAACGAGTGGGAACGCGTTGACCCGTTCATGTTGTACTGGGCACCGTGGGCCTCGGACATCCAAGACGGCTTCGTGATCGAGCGCCACAAGATGACCGCCGAGTCGCTGCAGGCCCTGATCGACGTGCCCGGATACAACAACGACGCCATCCGCACGGTGCTCGCAGAGTTCCGCGGATACGGTTTGACCGAGTGGCTCTGGACCGACACCGCCAAGGCTGAAGCCGAAGGCAAGGACACCACCGAGGCCACCTTCACGACCGACTTGCTCGACGCCCTGCAGCTGTGGGACTACATCGAAGGCAAGACGCTGCGCGAGTGGGGCATGTCTGAGAAGGACATTCCAGACCCCGTGCTGTCGTACCCCTGCGAGGTGTGGCTCATCGGCAACAACGTGATTCGCGCATCGCTCAACTACGACCCGCTGGGCCGCAAGCCGTACTACGTGACGGCCTACGAGACCATCCCCGGCCAGATCGAAGGCAAGGGCGTGCCAGACCTGTGCCGCGACTCCCAAGTCATGGTGAACTCGGCCGCGCGCGCCTTGGCCAACAACATGGGCATCAGCTCCGGCCCGCAAGTCGGCGTGAACGTCTCGCGTCTGCCCCCAGGCGAAGACATCACCCAGATGTACCCTTGGAAAATCTGGCAGTTTCAGCAGTCGGAGATCGCTGACAGCTCGGCCCCTGTGCAGTTCTTCCAGCCCAACAGCAATGCCAACGAACTCATGGCGGTGTTCGACAAGTTCTCTGCGCGCGCCGACGAGGACACCATGCTGCCGCGCTACATGTCGGGCGAGAACACACCTGGTGCTGCGCGCACGTCGTCTGGCCTGTCCATGCTGATCAGCAACGCTGGCAAGGGCATCAAGCAGGTCATCAACAACATCGACCACAACATCATCGTGCCGGCCATCGAGCGCTTGTACGAAGACAACATCCGCTACTCGGAAGACCCAGACCTCAAGGGCGACATCCAAGTGGTAGCCCGCGGCGCCTCAGCGCTGGTGGTCAAGGAAGCCGAAGCCATCCGCCGCAACGAGTTCATGACCCTGGTGCTTAACAGCCCGGTGGCTCAGCAGGTCGTGGGTATGGACGGCATCGCCGAACTCATGCGCGACGCGGCTCGAAACCTCAGTGGCAACGTGGACCGCATCGTGCCTGACCGTCAGCAGATCAGCACCATCCAGCAGCAACAGCAGGTTATTGGGCAGCTGCAACAGCAGCTCCAGGCGATCGCTGGTCAAATGCAGCAGGGCGGTGGCCAAGGCATGACGCAAGGCCCCGCACCGCGAAACATCCTGCCTGACGGAAGTCAGGTCGGTGGTCGTGAAGGCAACATGATGTCGCCACGACCCAATGGTGTTTGACAACTAACCCGTTTGTTAGTATAGAATTCGCCACATGAAGATTATTTTAGGCCTCAAGCCCACCCGGCAGCAGATGCACGCCTTACAGCGATGCAAGCTGCCAGAGTCTGAAAGTCTGCTTGAACTGCTCCGGGCTCGCCTGGAAGAGACCAAGACGGCGCTGATTTACGCAGAAGACCCTGCGCGAATCCACAGACTCCAAGGCAGGGCTGAGGTCTTCACAGATTTTCTCGCAGCGGTCGAAGGATCAAGCGAGACTCTCGACCGGCTCAAAATCTGAGCCGGGTTTTTAAACCGTAAGCAAACCATTACGCAAGGGCAGACCGCAGTAGGAGCCTAAAACGGAGTTGGAGCTGAAAGGAAATGTAATGTCGTTACCAAGGCAAGTAGAAGCTCAGTTGAAGGAACTGGAAAAAATCGAAGCGCAGCTGGCTGCGGAACAGAACCCAACACCTACAGAGGTGAAACCCACGGATTCTGACCCTGCCCCGGCACAGCCTGTCGAGGACACCCAGAACAATCAACCGGACCCTCAGCCGGAAGTGAAGACAGAAAAGCCAACCGAACCGGTGGTTGCGGAAGAGAAATGGGAGCAGAAGTACAAAACCCTCAAGGGCATGTACGACGCCGAAGTTCCTCGCTTGCACTCCCAGATCAAAGAGTTGACGCAGCGTATGGATGCACTCCAAAAAGCTGCCGAAGCCCCCAAGCCTGAAGCCAAGCCCGCGGTTGCTGAGAAGTTGGTGACTGATGATGATGTTCAAGCGTTTGGAGCGGACCTGATTGAGGTCCAACGCAAGGTTGCACGTGAAGTTGCAGCAGAGTTCCGCAAGGACCTTGATGACATGAAAGCTGAGAATGCCAAGTTGCGCGAGCAGCTGAACACGACCGGCAACCAAGTCACTGAGGCGTCCTTTGAGACCCGTCTGTACCGTTTGGTCCCAGACTTCGAGCAGGTTAATACCGACCCCCGTTGGATTGACTGGCTCAATGGAGTTGACCCGGTGCTGCGTGGCCCGCGCAAATCTGTTGCCGAGCAAGCGTATGTGACCGGCGATGCTGAAGGCGTTGCATACTACGTGGACCTGTTTAAAAAGACATTGGGTCCCGCAGAGCAAAACAAGCCCAAAGCCGACGAACTTGAGCGCCAGATTCAGCCGACTCGTAGTGCAACAGGCGCCCCGCAAGCGTCGCAAAAAGGTAAGGTCTACACGGACTCTCAAGTCCAGTCGATGTACCTGAAGGCGTCACAACTGGCGAGCCGCGGACAGCACAGCGAGGCACAGAAACTTGAAGCTGAAATCGACGCTGCGTTTATGGAAGGTCGCGTGACCGCGTGATCCCACGAACACAGCACAACCAACATTTGTTTTAGGAGGCCAAAATGGCTGCAGTTTATCCCGTCCAATCGCCGTTCAACACGAACCCTTCGTACTCCGGCGCTTTCATCCCCACCCTGTGGTCCGGCAAGTTGCTGGCCAAGTTCTACCAGAACACGATGTTGTCGGAAATCGCCAACACCGATTACGAAGGTGAACTGAAGAACCAAGGCGATACCATCCGTATCCGCTTGGCTCCTTCCATCAGCATCAGCGACTACACCGTTGGCCAGAACCTGTCCTACGAAGTTCCCACCCCGATCTTCCAAGACATGCAGGTCAATAAGGGCAAGTACTTCGGCGTGCAAGTCAACGACGTGTTGGCCTATCAGTCCGACATGAACTTGATGAACATGTTCACCGAAGACGCTGCCAAGCAGTTGAAGATCAGCATCGAAAACGAAGTGTTTTTCAACAGCTTCGTGACCGAAGGCCCTGCTGCTGCTAACGAAGGCGCCACCGCTGGTGCGATCTCTGCTGCCTACAACTTGGGCACCGATGTCACTCCTATCGACCAAGCCACTCCTGAGAACGTCTTGAAGGGTATCCTGCGTATGTCCACCGTGTTGGACGAGCAGAACGTGCCTGAAGACGGCCGCTGGTTGGTAATCAGCCCCTTCGATCGTCACCTGTTGATGCAGTCGAACATCGCTCAAGCCTACTTCACCGGCGACGCTCAGTCGACCATCCGTAGCGGCAAGATCGGTATGTTGGACCGTTTCACGGTCTACGTGTCGAACCTGTTGCCACGTGGCGCTGCAGGCAAGGCCTTGGTTGCTGGTTTGACCGATCCCGCTACCGGCGGTACCGTGTCCAGCGCTAAAGCCCGTCGCACCATGGTTGCTGGCACAAAGGCCGCTGTGTCTTTCGCCATGACCGTGAACAAGACTGAGCCTCTGCGCAACCAGACCGACTTCGGCGACATCGTCCGCGGTTTGGCTGTGTACGGTCGCAAGACTGTCAAGCCAGAAGCTCTGGTCGTTGCACAGGTTGGTTCCGCCAGCTGATGAACTGGGCCCCTTCGAGGGCCCTTTCTTTCTTCCATTTTTAGGAGTATTCCATGTCGACTCAATTTGCTCGTTCCATCGGCGGCTACGCTACTGCTACCGCCGGTACCACCCAAACTCAAGCCGGCGCTACTGCGCTGACCGGCGCTGTTAACGTCGTCACCACTGGCACCGCCAGCGACGGTGTTAAGTTGCCTGCTGAGCGTCCCGTTGGTGACATCGTTCACATCGTGAACATTTCTGCTGCTTCTTTGAACGTGTACGCCGCTACCGGTGGCGCGATCAACGGCGGTTCTGCTAACGCCGCCAAGGCTTTGGCTGCCAACATGTCTGGTACCTATATCAGCTTGGGCAGCGAAAACTGGGGTGCTGTCCTCAGCGCCTAATCGTGGCACAATGAAAGGGCCCTACGGGGCCCTTTTTACCTTTTGGAGTAACGCATGACAATTCAAGAATTGATGGACCGCGTAGGCGGCCAAATCCTGGCAAACAAAGCGCGCGCCACCGTTGGCGGCCAATCCATTGTGATCGGCGTGTTTGAAGGCACCGAGCTGGTTTTTACTGAAGCTGGTAAGGCCCTGGCCGATCGTGAAGACAACACCGTCGACGTAGAGCCCAAAGAGTCCGCCTCCAAAACCCCTCGCAAAGCAAAGCCTGCTGCTGTAGAATCTACCCCAGCTGAACCCGAGATCGACCTCGGCACCGAATAATTCTGCGAGGTAACCCATGGCCACCGTCAAAGTTGTCGACGTCATCTCGAAAGCCCAGACGCTTTTGAAAGACGCCACCGGCGTGCGGTGGCCAGTCCTTGAGCTGCAAGGCTGGCTTAACGACGCGTACCGCGAGATCGTTATCTTCCGCCCTGACAGCAACGCGAAGACAGGCACCTACGCATGCGTAGCTGGCCCTCGCCAACAGATCACTTCCACGTTCGCAGCTGCTACCCAGTTACTGGATGTGGTGCGCAACGTAGCTTCCAGCGCTACCAAGTCGCCGGTCAAGCTCATCACCCGTCAGACCCTCGACGACATGGACCGTTCGTGGTACGGCAACACCGGTGCGGTGACCATCGAGCGCTACGCGTTTGATCCCCGCCTACCCCGTGAGTTTCTGGTGTACCCGCCTGCGGCCGTCGGCGCGCAGCTTGAGATCATCTACTCGTCGGTGCCGGCTGCGCACACGCTGACAGAAATACAGTTGGCCGACCCAGCCACGGCCGAGGTTATCCGCATTGACGACAGCTTCGGCAACGTGCTCATCGACTATGTGATGTACCGCGCCTACAGCAAGGACGCTGAGGTGTCGGCTAACTCTGCGCGCGCCGTGGCGCACTACCAAGCGTTCCAGAACGGTCTGGGCATCAAGGGTCAGTCTGAGGCTGCAGCGCAGCCAGGAGCCGCATAATGAAGACCTGGGACGACTTTCTCCCGCTGATTACCCCCCACCTACCTGGCTGCCCCAACGCCAGCATCAAGACCTATTTGGCGTTGACGGCACGGGACTTCTT